ACTAAACCAACTCCGCAGAGGGCGCTCACTTTTCCCCTCTAAAGTGCTAAAGGCCATCGGGTCACTTCACCTCGCTAAAGTACTAAAGCGCTTCACCACACTAAACTGTAAAAGTGCAAAGCAATAAACCTACCTATCCAGTAGGCAAAAGTGCTGATTCATGCGGTGAGTAGTTAGCCATTGCTAACCAAAGATTCTAAATTTAGCTGTATATAACGTTATAATACAAATATTGTATATAATGTTATATAACAAGTGCGCCTGTAAAACCATATAACAAGTGAATCATATGTCCATGAAATCCAGTATTTATTCATCAATTATCCATACAATGTATAGATATTAGAAATATGCAAAAATTTATACAAAACGCTGCAACTTTCGTCTATAATCGGCTAAAAACCTGCAACAAATTATACTATCTTTGTATACAGTATTCATGTATACTATAATCAAACATAATGGAACGGAAAAAGAAAAGGCACACGGCCTACACCGTCCCAATGGAGAAAAGAAAATGAAGGTCACAATCAAAAAATCAAAGCTCAGTAGCTATGGGCGCATTAGATGGGAAGTATCCATCAATGGGAAGAGTGTTATCATGGTACGCCATGCAAACGGAGATTTGTGCCTGACTTGGTGCGATAAAGATTATGACATCTGTACCGTCAGAATGTTTCCCGGTGCGCCCTTGTACGAGACAAAAGCCCTATTCAAGGCGCTTAGCTACACGCTCTAAACCGCCTAGCGGGTCACGGTTTTGGCCCGCTTCCACCGCCCGGCAACGGGCATTGACCGAACACAAACAAGCGAACAATGAAAAGGAAGGTATCTGTATGTATTACGAAATCGAAAAGAACGGCCTGAAGAACGTTTCCATGGAAGATGGCAGTATTGTAACCATGCGGGAATATGTCGTCCGTATCCCCGCCGCCGATGATGGCGTTTCTGGTGTGGGCATGGTTTCCCGCACCGTCGGCACCAAAACCATTGCCAGTTTCGACGCCTACACCGTCGATTTGAGCAACGGCGCCCCCACCGTCAAGACTGAGCCGAAAGTCGTTGAGTTTGACGGCACGCCCACCGAAAGCAAGGTGAACGAGGATATCTCCAAAGCGTATCCTGCACACGGCCCTGTATCCGTTGAAATCCGTCAGGGTGAAACCGTCGGCTTGCCCGCTGAGCTTTTCCGTGATTTGGCCGTGAAGGTCATTCGCCCCGCTAGCCAGCGCTAAGCGCTGAACACCACATGAAAGGAAGTGATTCTATATATGATTGTATAACAGCGTGTGGCCCTGCTAGTGTTCTTACGGGGTTTACACAAGGGCGGCGCTATATGAATCCCTTTATATAGTGTTTCAACGTGTCGTAGCGGCCGACATTAAACAGCCGCTTTTATATGTCCGGAATCCGGGCCAAGAGTACGCCATACACCCAAAACAGAAAAGAGGACATTATGACGAAAACTGAACTTATCGACAAGATGGACATAGCTTACGAGAACGGCACTTCTCACAGGCTGCTGACCTGTAAAGCGTGGTGGATTGAAGACATTGACACCGGCGCGGCCGCTTTGATGTCGTATAGCACATTGGTTGCGGTTTACTATCGTGGCGTTGTGTGGGAATTTTCCCGCTATTCCAATACAACAACGCAGCACGTCCGTAAATTTGCCCATCTGATGGATGCGCCTGTTGTGTCCTTGTATCGCCGCTCTGGTATGAGCAATCGAGACTATGAAAAGCACATGGCTTGCGACTGGACAGACGTGATTGACGGTGTGTTAAACACCTAAACCCACAACTTCCATATGATTATAACCGCTCCGGTTTATGGGGCGGTTATTTTATGCCCACTATTAGCAGTTACCCTTAGCTACTGCTAATTAGTTAAAGCTAACTACATAGCACTCTTAAGGCTAGACTGCTAATCCTACTAACCTGATAGCTTTATCACTTTATAACTGTAAAGCGATATCACTTCATCACGTTAACGTGGTAGCACTTTATAACTGTAATGTGGAAAAGTGAGACTTTGTGAAAATTTTGTCAATCCGTTAGCCTTAACAAAAACTTTCCGGCCTTATTATAAAATAAGTACCCGGGGTGTTAAAAATAAGCAGAAAATAAACCGGGGTAAAATTTTGAAAATATCAAAATCCCCCTTCTCTTAATAGTAAAGGAGAATAACCATGAAAGTTTACCTAGTAGAATACACCCGCTATAATTCTTGGGGTGAAATTAAAGTCCGTTTTATCGAAGATGTATTCAGAAACAAACAGTTTGCCAATTCTTACATGATTGGCAAGGCTCTTAAATACGCTGGCTCTAACTACCATGTATCTTTAACTAACTCCGGTGTTTACGTCGATACGATGCGAGCCGAAAAGAGTAATACCAAAGCAATGGAAGAAGAAATTGTAGAAATCCGGGTGATTGAAAAGGAAGTGAAATAACAATGCTATTCTTCCTTAAAGACCTATTCATCTTTTTCCTGTGTGAACTTTTTATTGGTATAATTTTCATTGTGTTCCTTGTATTCTTAGCAGTAACCATGGAATTACTTCTGTGGGCAGCAGAGGAGTTTAATGAAGATGAAAGTAGGCGATAATGTTGTTTATATGCTCAGCCGATACGATAAATTCTATGGTAAAGATGGTATTTCTTCACGAGGTGTTTCAGAGTACCGTGAAAAGAGATATGGAGTTATTGTACAGGTGGTTGAGCATGATAATCAAGTAAGGTTTGTGGTCATTAAACCTACAAAGATTATTGACCCAGAAGGCAATAAGCCTTTATCAAATTGTATGGACATTGTGCGCCCATGGGAGGTGAAGAAACGTGGCTAAAAAGAAGAAAAAACAGTTGTTTGAAGATGAATTGCCTAAATATTCATCTAAATCAGCAGCTTATAAGAAACTATCGTCTATGGGAGCTAACGTTAAAGGCGGAAAAATTGAGATTACTACTCAATTCCTTATGACGTATGAAGCATACAAAAGGACTAAAGGAACTAGAGAAGCGATTATTTCAGCATCTTCTTATTATGTTTCAGATGCTCTTAAAACGCTCAAAAGACTGGAAAATCTAGCAGAACGCCAGAAATCTTTACCCAGAAAAGAATTGTATGAAGATATGGCGAAAACCTACAGGAAGAAAATCAATAGGCTGCAAGACCTGTTTAAGATTGACCCTGAAACAGGAGAGCAAAAGCTAGGCAAAACGAGACAATACATTGCAGCGCTTAGTTCGTTAGGTTCTTTTGAAAAAGGGCTAACAGAAGCGTTCAAAAAACCGAAACAGTTTGGTTCAGGATTAGTGAATGCAAAAATTGTAGCCATTATGGCTAATGCGTTTGCGAGAAAAATGTATCTTGACGCAAATGAGCTAACAGAACTAGAATCAATTGCAGCTGAATTTGGGTTTGACCTTAAAGGTAAGATGGAAAGCGACTATGCGGATTACAGTAGGATGTATAGTAAATCAGACCTCGGGGAAACGTTGGCAAGAGCAGCAGACAAGATTTCTGTGTTAGGTTTCAACAGCGACCAGTTTATTCAAAATGTGGTTGATGCAGCAGAGTATATCCAAAATATTCTTGTTAATGAAAAAGCAACCCTTACAGACGCTCAAATGCAACTTATCAATAAGTTCTTCTATATTTACGAGGGTGCTAAAGGTTTCTAATGCCTTAGTAATTATAAGGGAGGTGGTGTTTATGTGAGACAACGTGGTGGCAATTATCGTAAATACAGTGAAACCATTTACTGTTATGACATTGAGACTTCAAGTCTTATGTATGGGGAAGGGGATGTTCAAGAAAAGCTACAATCAACATACCTGCATGGGTTAGCATCCTTTAAGTATCGGCCAATTGCACATGAGCCGTTTGAACTGTTTGAAAAAGATATGACATATATCGCATATCGTACATATGACCAAATCAGTAATTGCTTTGCACGTCTTAACCAGACGGCAGAAGATTCTGATATGTATGTTAAGCTATTTGTTCACAATCTTTCATATGAGTTTGAAGCACTCATGAGAAACGTCCGCTTCTGCATTGACCGTTTTGACCCAAAAGGATTCATTGCAGTAGCACCGCACCAGCCTTTAATGTTAAGGTGTGGCCACCTAGAATTTTATGATAGCTTCAAGATTTTGGGAAACAAATCTCTTGAAGTTATTGGTAATGAGTTAGGCGTTCCTAAACTCAAAGAAGTTAAAGGTGGTTATGACCAGCACTATTATAACTGGACAGATTTACCTAAAAGTGAGTATGTGTATAACGAACGTGATTGTAAGCTAGTCTTATATGGTATATGTCGTTACATGTCTAATTTCACTGATGTAAATCAAGTTAGCGATATTTCTGTTTCAAATACGTCCATGATTAAACGTGAGACACGTGAGAATCCAAATATTGCTAGCAAAAAAGATATCAATGGTGCTAAACTTAGAGCAAGTACAGAGCGCAAGAATAACCGTCCGTTTCTTGAATTTATGCAGGAATGTCTAGCAGGTGGTTATACTCATGCTAACCCATATGCAACAGGCAAGCATTTTACAAACGTGTATTGTTTCGATGCAAGCAGTATGCACCCGTCAGCTATGTATGGGAGAAAATTTCCTTATGAATGGAGAGAGGGACATGCAGAATGGTTTGAACAACTCAGAAGCCAAAACTGGGAATGGCTATCTGGATGCGAGAATGCTAATGGACGAGGGGTACACCTTTATTCCGATGCAAAATGTAAGCTATCTGGATGCAAAAATGTTATCTATGATTCAGTCTTACAAGCAGCATACAGGGAGAGCCTATTATTCGAAAACCCGTTAAGGCATAATTTCCTAGCACGTTGCAAATTCACCAATATCAGAGTTAAGGATTTTGGCAACTGTATTTATAGCTACATTTCTGTTTCCAAATGCTCAAAAGGCTCTATTATCAACGGTGAATATGATAATGGCAAAGTCATGAAAGCCGATGAACTTGTGTTCTATGGCTGCGACATTGATTTCATTCTCATTGATATGCTGTATGACTATGATTCTGTTAAATGTGACTATCTGCTAGTTGCAATGTCACGTAAGAATATTAGCAAACCTTTGAGAAGCACTGTTAAGTATTTTGCCAAACAGAAAACTGGCTTTAAGCAGTTGGAGAAAAAGCTATCTAATCATACAGCTACAATGGCAGACTTCACCTTTGAAGGCTTGCAGCTTTATGATGAAACAGTCGCAAAGAAAATCCTTAACGAAAATAATGATGAACTTGTACATTTTGCTCTAATGTCAAGCAAGGGCGGCCTGAATGGTCAATATGGCTGTTCTGCTATGAAATTGTTAAGGCATGAATGTGTGTTAAGGGGTGATGGTGAAAATCTTTCATGGGAAGATGGTGGGTTGAATTATCTGGATTCCAAAAATTCAATCAATATCTTCACTGATGGATTGTATACAGTTGCTTATTCCAGACTGCACATTATTTGTTTCATGCTTTACTTAACTTTAAGCTGCAACATTATGCCATTATACCATGATACAGATAGCGGCTATTTCATCGGTTACAATGAAGAAGTTCAGAATGCCATTGATAAATTCAATGCTAATATTCTGGAACATTCTGATAATAAGGAATGCTACAATTTTGGTATTATGGATTTTGACGGCCACTATGAAGATTTTGTAACATGGGGAAGTAAATGCTATGCTGCAAGTTACAAAGATGGTGAAGAACTTCACGTTAAGGCTACAGTTGCAGGAGCAAGCAAGAAGCAGCTGTCTAAACTGTTTACGGCTATTGTCAACGACAATGGTTTTGATTATCTGATTGATGAATATTTTCACCCTAACATTAGTTATGATGAAAGTATCAACAAGAAGTTAATCCGTAAAACACCCGGTACAAGAATCATAGGTAAATTTAAGGACGACTTTGGGAAAGAAGGGTGGTTAGATGAATGTAGTGTAACTGTTCTTGAACCATGTGGTTATACATTGCGTTCACTTAAAAGTCCTGTGAACCAGATGTATTTCAATATGTGTTACGATTTAAGGGGCGAACGGTTTATCCAGCAAGTTCCTGAAACTGTACATGTACCATATGATAAAGACGATAAACCAGTTTATTCTTTGTACACAAAAGAGTACACAGAAAAACAGTATGACATTTATCTTGAAGGAAATCCTGCAAGCATCTTTCAGATGAATTGTGAAGGGGGTGAAGAAAATAGCTAACAGTTATGATGGGCCAATGATTGTTAGTCATAGATGCCCATATTACAGGGGTACATATACGAGAAAATATACTACAACGACTTTTGGCACTGTTACGAGACAAACCCGGACAAACTGTGCAGACTTGTGCATCGACCGACGTTTTTATCCTGAAAGTCTATGTGCTTCTGACTGTGAGTATAAGACTTGCCCTCAATATCGGTTCATGAAAATCTGTCAGAAGTACGGAAAGGAGAAGAAAAAGTGAAAACATATGATATTGTAAACCCTTGCCCGTATTTTCAGGGCAGAACGCAGCATAACAATCATCACTGTATTGTGTGTGCAAAGAAGCCATTGCAGGCTTCCATTTATCCGATTCAAACCTGTATTGTGTCTGGCGATTATAAGGCTTGCCCTCAATATCGCATTATGAAAATCTGCGAAATCTACAAAAACAAAAAGGAGAACTAACTATGTCTATCATCACCAATGTTTCTGTGTACACCCTGAACGACTCTAACAGCAAAACAGTTGCCCTTGCAACTGTAACCATTTCCGACTGTCTGGTTCTTACCGGCCTGAGGATTGTTAAAGGTAAGAAGGGTATGTTCGTATCCATGCCCCAGCGAAAGCTGTCTAAGCCTGATAAGAATGGCAATGATTATGCCGATATTTTCTTCCCTGTTACCCACGATTTCCGTGAAGAGCTTAACGATGCTATTATGGATGCTTATGATGATAAAGTCGATGAAGAGAAAAAAGGACGTTCGTTTCGCAGCCGTTGATGAATTTATTCCATTCTAATGGTTAAACGCCGGGTGGGCGGGTTGGTTCAGGCGTATGTATTTTACTGTCTTTGTTGCTTTTGTTGTATTTTTACTTTGGATTGGGTGGACGGATTATGGAGACTAACCATGAAGATGAAAGATTTTAAGGCTGCTTTGCGCAGTAAGCTGAACTACATTGAGAAGAATCTCAAAGTAGAGGACGATTATTATTTAGGTTATATTTCCTGTATGGAAGATATTCTTGAATTTATTGATGGAGATAAAGAAGAAAGTCAGGAAATTGATAATATCTAAACTGTATAGCAGATAACAAAAATAACCCCGCCCTTCCGGTGTAAACCAGAGGGACGGGGTTTTTGTTTTAGTTTAGCTCATAGTGTCAATAGCAACAGGGCCAACAGGGAACAGTCTAATGTGTTTAGCATTAGTAAGAGTAAGCCAGTTGTTATTTTCTACATAAGCACCTGTATAATACAGTCTACGCTCATTCAGAATAAGTCGGCCGGGAACACTGTAATATTTTCCATCGCTAGTATCAACAACACTCTGAATTGGAAATACCATCAATCCGTATTCCGAACCGTTTACATACCGTGTATTTACTTCAGCAATTTGCAGAGGGTGATTATTGTCGAGAAGCATTTGATTTGTGGAAATTGTAATATATGTTTCATACTGGCAAGGCCATAGAGTGACTGTACCATTATTGAGACGTTCGCCGAAATTGTAACTGCCAAGGTCTGTACAAATACCGGCAGGTTTTGTATGTGCGCCCTGATAAGCATACTGCACGTCAGCACTACCATAAATAAGAGCCTGAAATACAGCAGAAGCAATAACTCTTGAACCATCAGCATTGGGATGCTTACCATCTTCCTGGAAAAAGTCAAAGTTGTGCATAGCATATTCAACGCCGCTCAAATAGTGAACGCCATTAGAACCACACCATTCAATATAAGCTGCACAAGCATTACTCAACCAAATCTCTTTATTGGCGGACACCTCTGTGGTGTTAGCATCCCAACCAATAAAACCAATGTGTAGTTTGGCTTTAGGGAATAGTCTGTGCATAGTATCATAATAAGTGCTCATACCGGTCTTAATGCTATCTCCGCTATCTGCATAGTAATCATTGCGACCGCCACAAACAACTACGTCAGTAACCGCATTCTTATCTGGTACTTTATCCGCCTGTGCAACTAGAGTATTCCAAAACAGATTTTGGGGAAGTCCCTTAGTGGAAAAACCATCACCGCCGTCAGCAATAATGGTATATTTATCTTTGCTCAGGCCCATAATCTGCGGAAGAAGCGCAGTCCATTCGCTATTTTCACCTGCATAGCTATCGCCCTGAAAGATATAATACCTATCCTGCACCAGCTTCTTCACATTATTAATTTCTGTTTGTGTTTCGCTGATTTTCGTCTCCAGAGCACTATCCGCATCCGCTCTAGCGTTGCTTTCAGAAGTAAGGTCGTTTCTAATAGAAGTATCAGCTTCCTGTCTAGCAGCAGCTTCTTTGTTGACCTTAGTTGTAATAGTATTATTCAGCTCAGTCTTAGCGGCATCAAGTTTAGAATCAGCAAGAGCACGGCCTTTGGTATCCTGAACATCTAGAACAGTGCCATTAGACATTTTAGCTTTATCAAAATAAGCCATAATCTCACCTCATCATTTTGTGATCTGTGTGAATGTGATAGTTTTAGTACCGCTATCATATTTCACATTAAATGGCCCAGCTGTGTAAAGAGCATCAACGTTAGTCTTAGCTGCACTAGCATCAGCAGCTGCCTTTGTAGCATTGGCGTCAGCATTTGCAGCATTTGTCTTAGCTTCAGCTGCATCTGCTTTAGCTTGTGTAGCATCGGCAACCACACCGTCAGCAGTTGTCTTAGCTTCGTTTGCTGTACTGTTAGCAGCAGTTGCAGTAGCACTAGCTGTTTGAGCTGCGCTCTTAGCATCAGTAGCAGTCTGCAAAGCGGTAGCCGCATTGTTTCGGGCAGTAGTATCAGTTACAGTGATACTTGTATTACCCATCTTAAAGGTATTTACTTCTGCCATTATTTAATCACCTCGCCGTCAGTAATTTCAATGGTCTTATCGCCTTCACTGTATACATGGCCGCCGACACTCATAACAGCATTAGCAGGTGCAGTAAACTTAAACTCAACCGTATGAGTATCTTCATCAAATGTAGCAACGTCTAGAGAGAGGATATATTTCAGGCGTGCAGAAATGCTAGTCTCTTCACAGTTAGAGCCAACCACATAACTGTCACCAGCCTGCATATTCCGTGTAACCAGATACAGTGTATTGTTAATCCATACCAAATCATTAGCAACACGGGAACCGCTTGCAGTTGTGCTTGTCTTTTCGTCATAAGGGGTAATACCCTTCTTGACGTTATCCCAAAGAATGTCAAAGTTGCCAATCTTTGTCCAGTATTCTTCACGTTCCAGAGCAATACCGGCGGGAACAGGCTGAACGCTCAAATATGCGTTGCCACTCTTATCTACCACAACAGTATTAGCTTCATACTGTTCGGTAATATCCCACATAAGCGGGTCAGCATATTTAATGCTATTGATTTTTGTGAAGTCAATGACTTCGTTCAGCTTGCGTACAATCTTCGCCTGCATCTGCAAATAGGTAATGCTATCGTCAAACACAAGGGGCAGAACCTGATTATAGCAAATAGGAAGTGTGGAAATCAGTCCATCGGTATTAGTTGTGTTAGCCATAATTTTACCTCACCAAATCAACATGAACAGAGGGGCCATTGCTTCAAACAGCTTCTGGTCAATGTTTGCGTTCGCTTCCATATAATCCTTAAACAAGGAAGAAGCACTCCGGCCACGAAAACCTTTTTCTGTATGCAGAAGGGTTCGATTCTCTTCACCTTTACGGTTTTCAGAATCTTGCGTGTTATCCATCAGAGTAGATGTGCTGTTACTCTTAGACTTGTTGTCAGACGTGAAGTTGTTGGAGCTGCTTCCATCCATGTGACTAGCATCACTCAGATATTCACCTGCAAGGAAGTTATCAAGGCTACCTTGCGGGGTATCTGTATGGCTATTAGTAGAATCTTCACTACTCTTAGAGTTAGAGTTGTAATCAGAAGTACCTTCACCAGAAGCTGTGCCAGTGCTAGTCTTATCGCGGGTAGACGTATTCACATCATCGTGCTTTGTATCCTCTTTGGATTCAATGGTAAAATCATCTGTGGTAAATACATCGTACTCTTTTTCGACTGCTTTATACAGAGGGTTAAAGTAGGGCATATTCGTATTCAGCCAATCGTCAAGCCGCAGTTTCCATAAACCATAGGTTTCGAATCCAATTTCATATGTATAGAAATGCCTAAGGATTTTCGTCTCAAACTCTGCACGTTTAGATTCGTCCCAAATAGGATAAGGGAAATCGAAAATCAGGGGGCGGGCCTTCTCAATGACTGTACGATAACCGGGGGCTGTCAGTTCATCTGTATATCCTGCAAGGCTGGCACAGATGAATGAAATTTCGCTTGTGTATTTACTCATTCTTCTCACCACCTTCACCGGGATGTTCAGCCTTAGTCTTATCTTCAGGATTGAGCGCATCCTCTTCACCAGCCATGATTTTAGACAAAGCCAGTTCAGAACGGGGACTACAAGAAATATTAGTACCAAACATTTTGTTAAACTTCTCGCAAAATTCTTGACGTGCAACCAGAGGGCTATAACGGTCAGCTTCAATCTGGCCCAACGTCATTGTGACTTCTGTAGTGAACTGCCGTTCAGCTTTCATGTTATAGTTTGATTCAACGCCCAGATATGTAAGGGCTTCGGCCAACGTTTCCTTCTTCTGTGCTTCCAGCTGTAAACCTAGGTACTCAACCCTTAAATCAAGAACGCCAATCATGTTTTTAAGGTCATCAGCATTGAGGTTCTTAGACTTGATGTAAAGCCAAGGGTCATATTTATCAACCTGATAGGTCAGGTTTTGTACGCTCAGCTTTGTGTCCTCAGTTGCAAACGCAATTCGGGGGGTTTTCTGCGCTGCAAGGTTCAGGTCAATCGTGCGATCAATCTCTGTCAACCGTTTTGCGAACTGCCGAATAATCTGCACATCAGGGAATCGAGACATATTTGTCCAGAGGTAAACGCTGTTATCCTCAGTCAGGCCAGAACGATTGTAGTTAGAGTTATAACCATACGCACGAACGCTCAGGGGGTCTCCGATAATGTTGAAATTGCTTTCCATCATAGCGGGTAGAACCACAGGCCCCATCATAGGGTCAGAGAAGCCTACCATTAAAGGCTCAAAGAAAAGAAACTGCTCAATGAAGCGTTCGTTAATTAACGGGTGCTCTTCCAAACCTTCCCACTTAAATCGAGAAATAGCAATATTGAAAAAGCGGTTGAACCAGTTTTTGTAATAGCTGCGTGTCAGGTCATAACTATTAAACCACGGGGGCTGCGGTTTTTGAGAACGTGCCATTTGTATTCACCACCTTATACAATATTGTTAGCAAGTTCATAACGCCCAACGTTTTCGGGGTTATGCCAGAAGGTTACTCCACGATTGAAAATGTCGTTAATCAGACGCAGAGCATCAGCAGGAACAGGGCCAGTAATACAGGAGTTACCACAACGGATATAGTTCCACTGCGAACGGGATGTGATGTTAGGAGTCTGAACAGAGCGATAAGGATAACCATACACTGTCCAATAGTCGTCAATAATTTTGGCGTATTGGCGGGTTACGGTGTGGTAAGTTACGTAAATGTTAATGCCAACATTTTGCATATATGCAAGAGAAACAGACGGTGTACCATGAGTTTGTGGCGGAAGCCTATCCATATCTTGCCTTTTAGCTAACATTCCGCTAATGGAAACCGCTTCATTTAACGCACCGAAAACAGCATTTCCTGCACCCTGCATATCACCCTCAGCAATTGATTGAACATATCCTGTAGCAGCATTCCATGTAGCCTGTACAGCGCCAATACCAGCACCAACGTTTTCTACGAACACAGAACTAGCATTCTGCGCCATGTATGCTTTATAAATATCGGTATTGTAAGCACAAGTTGGAAACGGACGTGCAAATACTGCTTCAGACATATTTAGCGCATCAAGACCACGGGTTTTATAACCTAATGGTAACATACCAATTTCAGGAGAACCCTGCCCATCATTTGCTACAATTAAGATATTTTTATCGTTGCTATTGAAATACTCATTTTTAAGAACAGCATTCAGTTTTGCGGTTGTATCATAAACACGGTAATAAAAATATGGGTAAGTAAATAGCTTTTGATTTTTAGGAATATAACCAGAAAAACTTGTCGCTCTTGTTAGATGAACTCTTGTTTCAACGTTCCCAGGAGACATATAGCAAGAAACAATGCCGTCAGATTTACCAGCTTCTACTGCACCCTCAATAAAATCGTTAGCTTCCTTTGCGCTATTAAATTGAATGGCTTTTAACCCGCTATAAATACCGTTACTCAATGTGCCGCTAGAATCATTATAGTTTTTGTCAAACGTACACAAAAAGGTAATTTTGGCATCTACTGGAATAACCTTAAGATTATCATCAATGTAATCGCCACATTCCAAATCGTCTGTTACAATATTATCACCTGCAACATCTGTACTGGAATGCTGCCTATCAATGTAACAAGGATGAAGCGTACAATCAGGAAACCATGTTTGCATCACATCAATGGTGAAGTAGATTCTGCTTGTCTTATCACTAAGATATTCAATCTTATCAATAAAAGCATAATAGACTTTATCACTGAATGTACGGTTAATGAATACCAGATAGTTGCATTCTTCAATGACTTCAGAATTTACGCCAATAGTCAAATAACGCTCTGTGCGCTGATAAGTGTAGTGGTCGAAACTGCGTACAGCTTTGCTTGTAAAGTAATTAAACCGCGCGGATGCAGAACCAAACAGAAGAACATGGTTATATGTTTTATCTGTTTTAACACCTCTGCATACCCAAACACTAGTATTAGGTGTACTCATCGTTTATATCTCCATACCGGGGCACACATCATCCATATAGGCATTTTCCGCTTTTCAGTTTCAGGGCCAGGTTCAGGGCCAGGGCCTGGGCCGGGTGGTTCTGGAGGTGTAGGGGGTTCTCCACCTGCATCCCATTCAACATCATAAGTACCAACAGCATTAGGAATCCTTAATATTGTAGCAGGGTTTTGACGGTAAGCTGTGGAATAACCGCCGTTCCAATATTCCCAATGCGTGTGAATGCCTGTAACATTGCCTGTTGCGCCTTGCTGGCCAATGAACTGACCTTGCGCAATGGTATCGCCTTCACTCCAAATCTGTGCAGCGAAATGGGCTGCTAACCAATATTTGTTTTCAGCGAACTGAACTACAATATGATTACCCCAACTATTCTTACCAGCAATGCCACCTTCCCAATGCCATGCTCTTACAACTGTACCTGCATAAGGTGCAAATGCCTTTAAGTCTGTGTGTACCGTATCAATACCGCTATGACGGGTTCCATCGTCGTAATATGGGTAACTAGCTGTAACCCTAATAGTAGAACCGTCTGTGATACATTGTTTATAAGGCATAGATATATGCGTGATAAGTATGCGCATCCCACTTTATAATTAAATGTTACGCCTTAGTGGTGAAGTACACAGCATTGGCGAAGGGGCTAGCGGAGTAAATGCGCCACACATGGTGGAAGTAGTTCCAATCCAGAGTGCTGCCAAGGTTATTCTCACGCATGGTGTTCAGCTTAGTGTACACCTGGAAGAAATCACGGTCAACCATGATAGTCTGAACAGCAGCCAGGTCAGTATCGTTAGGAGTAACATGAGTATAGGTGCTATCACCACCAACTGCAACTGTTACACTGCCAGAACTAGAGGGGTCGTTACCAGTAAGCAGGTGCTCAAGTCGCTCAACCTCATACTCGCTCATGGCAAAGCTATCAACTTCCAGACGGTGGCCAACAAAGTCGGTCTTATCCATGTTGAAGGCGCTTGCCAGAACATCAACGTCAACAGAAGCAGAAATGTCAACAGGGATAATAGTATACAGCCGGTCAGAAGGTGTATTCATGGGAATACCGGCAGCATTATAATCTTTAGAGACGAACTTCATCTTGCCATAAATGCCCTTCAGGGACTTCACCAGCTTCTTGCCGCTGGCTTCGTCCGTCACAGCATCAACGGTAATCTTCTTCATCTTACCGTTCTTAACCAGATTATAAATTAGATACTTCTTCATAATGAAAGCATCCAGCTCAGCGGGCTTATAAATCTGGTCGATAATGTTCTGCACGAAAGCATTCAGATTCGCTTCATCGAGGAAAGCAGTTTCCAGAGATTCACGGTTGACAGTGACCTTATACTTAATGCGGCTGTTCACAGCATGGTAAGCAGTAAACACCTTTGCGGGGTCACTACCAAACTCAGCCTTCATAACCTCATCATTAGTAGCACGGTCAGCAGCAAAATAGGGAGTAGCCTTCTGCATCAGGACGTAAATTTCCTGAACAGTAGCACCCTGCGACAGAACACCCTTATCAAACACCTTCCAAGGGTCTTCAAAGGAAATGTAGCGCATAACGGTAAGGCCAATACGGTCAACCAGAGCGTTACAGAAATAGTTAAGACGTGGCTCATAGGCATTCAGATATGTCCATGCGCTCTTAATAGATTCAGTAGTATTCTCAATTTCAGGAGCGCCGCCAAAAGTGGCTTCGCTTCCAAAAACAGCCTGAAGAATACCAACAGCAGCAGATGTAGCCATAATTTAATACCTCACTTGTTAAAGTTTATTTCCTTCCATACATTTGATTGACAAAAGCCTTAGCAGCTTCTTCAACAGACATATTGGTAGAATTAGGTTCCTGCGGTTGAGTTTTAGGCTGATTAGACCCGAGAAAAGATTTCACATAATCTTTACGCAAATTGTCATAGGCTTCACGCCAATTGTTAGCACCGTCAGGAACGCCAGAAGTAAAAGCAGAACTTTCACTAATAGCGGTATCGTATTCATCAAGAATACCACTCATGAGCTGCGCCTGTTCTTCAGGACTGGCATCGACATAGCCGTTAAGCATTGCAGAAATCTCTTCTCTGGTTTTCATCTTTAATCCTCCGTTCTTACATAAGTAAGTTTATAAGTGTTGCACAAATTGATAAGCAATTTCATGTCAGAACCAGTCGCATGAATCTTGATATAATCACCAAGATTCTCATTAACCTTCCAACCATTCAAGCCTTTAGCCTTAATGATTGTAGGGAAGTCAACAGAAGTTTTATTCATGTCAACAACGTTCTTAACACCGGGCAGCACAGCATCGTTTTTATACTGCCAAATTGCATAAGGACAATTAGGCTGTTTTGCACTCCATTTAGCAATCCATGCAGTATAACGAGATAACGAGTTGCCATCAATATTGTTATGCCACCAGCTTTCAGAACAGTAAAATCCGGCAAAATAACCATTTGCTTCAAGTTCATCACAAAAAGCCTTAACGACGGCGGTGCGCTGCTCTTTGCTGATACGGTCGGCACGTCCTGTTAGACCAATACCATCAGCCAGTTCCGTGTCAATATAGATAGGATATTCAGGCTTCTGATCTTTAATCAAGCCAATCATATAACGCGCTTCTGCTCTAGCTTCATCTTCGTTAATGGCTTGTGTAAACCAGTATGCCCCCCATGGCATTCCAGCAGCTTTAGCACCCGCCATGTTGACTAGGAAATAGTGGTCTCCATGCTGAACTCCATCACCATAACCAGTATAACCAGCTCTAATGAGAACGAAATTGCATACAGCTTTCAGTTTGTTGAAATCAACTCTACCCTGATATTTAGAAATGTCAACTCCTACTGCCATTATTATCACCACCATTCAGCTTCGCAAAATATTTAGTGATAGGTTTAATAGCATCAGGATAAATCGAACCGATATTCTCCAAAATGGAAGTGCATTCCATCAGTGCAAAATATGTGATAACAATCGGGGCAATGGGAACACCCAGATTCACGCCAACTGTGGGCAGATAAACATCTGCACCAATTGAAAGCGCAATAACACAAACCTCACAGAACTTATGATATGCACCTTCACGCATGATAGAAGAATTATAATCGTGGTTGTACAGTGCCTTAACCAGTCCAGTAGCAATGTCTGCGAGGATAAGAACGCCAATCACAATCATCTGCGTCATAGTCATTCATACACCTACAATCTTTAAGATTTCAAGCATAGATTTTCGGATAATTTCATCTTCGCAAAATAATCCCCCCAAACGATAAATATTGATAATATATCTTAACCACGGTGGCTTCGGTGTGCGCTTTAACAAAACTGTATTGTAATCATGGTCGTCATTTGTTAGCGCATAGATAACGCCACTACCGGGAGAATATTTGCGTGATAGGTAGATATAACCAGTCGTATAGTCACACCATACACCAATAATATCTTCATGAATCTTAAAGGCCATGGAGTAACGTGCTTTTTCTGTTTTCTTTGCAACGCCTACCATGGAATCAGAATAGAAATCATTATGAACTGCATAGTTGCCGTAATCGGTGCCCTTAGTTAAACGGCCAAAATCGGTCGCTTCCTTAGCAGCAATGTAGTCATCATTGTTAGCGATTTGAACCAGCACTAGGTTATCACGGAACAGTGAAATATTCTTCCTGTTCATCGGCTTCTTAATATCAAAGAAGGTGAAGTAGGGGTTAGCCCACGAAACTGCGTTACCAAAGAAAAATACACGAACGCGGCGCATACGAGAAATTGTTTCGTACAGTTCGAGGAAGAAAGTAACTTCATCGTTAAGATAGTTATGGTGAACAGTGTCCATAACAATAAACTCATCGAAACAAATTTTGTTTACGTTAGGAAATTCTTCTGATTTTGCGCTGGATAGAAAACGTGTTACGCCTGCTAGTTTACCATCAATATAATAGTTACCATCAGGAGTTCCCTTTAAGTCATGGTCTGGAAATTCAGGTGCAACAGCAGCCCAAAAGTTTTCCTTTGCCTTCTTAGTCATTTCAGTCTTAAAACGGCGAATGTAGACGAACTGTGAGCCGGTTTTCAGAAAATCTTCAACTGCCCACTTTTTGAAGCCGTATGTTTTACCACAACCACGAGAGCCAACGACAAAGTTAAAGAGTGCGTTATAACTCAACGTGTTCTTTAAGTCCCACCACATTGACATTATAATCACACCCTTTCATAATCTATAATGACCCGGGATGGTACGCATTGTTAAGAGGCGCCCCGGCTCTATCTATAATAAATTGAGAGCCTACGGTTATCTATTCAGGCTTTTGAACGTGGGAGGTAGGGGAGAAACAAGGAAAAGACCCTAGTGCACGTTAAGCTGTAAAGCGTTACAGCGCTCAATGATAGTTGTTTTAAGCACAAACAAGTCTAACAAAAAGCAAGTGGAGCTGGTTAAAGGAATCGAACCCTTGTAACCTGATTACAAAACAGGCGCTTTACCATTAAGCAAAACCAGCATGTACAGGGTAGCGGTAAGGAATGGGACTAGCAGTCACGCAAGCCCTTCCGTAACGCTTCACGCGCTTGACCACGGCCAGGGAATCACCATCGTGCCTTCCGTACCCTGTAACTATATTATTGCATTTATAGTTAGTAA